CAGATAGCCTTATTCGAGCGTGCTAACGATATTAATATCGGAACAGACATAAGTGGTGGGGGTGGTATGTCACGCGGTGCGATGGGTGCTGCCTTTGGCGGCACAACTGGTCGGGGTAACACGCCGAGAGGCACCTCTACTGGCTTTGCGACACTGCTGAGAGGGCTAACTGACTCTCGCGGTGGTGGGCTTAGTGGCATGTTAAGTTCAGTAAAGCAGACACTTGGCGACTTTAACGAAGAGTCGTCGCTGACAAACATTAACATGTCAGACCTTCACAACGTACTGGCCCGCCTACTGCCGCTGCTTGTTGTGCTTGTTGGGACTATTCCAGCACTCTACTCCGCACTAATTGGGCTGGCTGGTGCGGCTATCGCAGCGACTGCGGCTCTCGGTGCCATTACCGCGTTCGGTGCGATGGGTGTCGCAATGGAAGGCGGTGAGTTTCAGACAGAGAACTTAGAAGAGGTCTTTGAAGACGTGCGTGAAGACTTTATTGCTGCGTTTACGCCGCTGGCAAATGAGTTAGAGCCTGTCTTTATGGACGCAATTGATGGGCTTGATACATTCTTCCGCCGCACTGCTGACCAGTCGGATGCGTTGATGGAGCTTACTGACGAGGCCCGTGGATTCGGCACGTTCTTGCTGAACTTCTTACCGAGTATGATGCGCACGATGGCTGCGATGGCTAATTCGATGGGCGATACGTTCGGCAATATGGGCCAGTTCTTGCGGCAGAACTTCGGCAATGTGATGCGTGACTTGATGGACTTGACTATTCGCATCTTGCCCGCCGTCGCAGAAATGGTGTTAACTATTGGCAGTGCGTTGCCGTATCTCGCACGACTGTCTGCTGGCTTTGTGGTAGTCACTAACACAATTATTAACTTTCTCGGGGTAGTTGGACGCATATTTACTGCGTTGGGTATTGCGCCTGAAGTTATTGGGATTGTTGTCGGGTCGCTGCTAACGCTCACTACAGTTGTGGCGCTTGCGTCTACTATTATCGGCTCGACGTTTGTCTCAGCCCTCATTGGCGGCATTACGGCACTTATTACCGCAACAGCAAATATTTGGACAATGATAGCAAGCCTTGTCGGGCTGAACCTTTCGCTCAAGGCAGCTACTGTTGCCGCAGCCGTGTTCTGGTCTGTACTCACACTTGGCCTTGCGATTGGGGTAACCGCACTTATTTCGAGCATGTCGAGTCGGTTCACAAACCTTGCTGGCTCGATTGATGGGGCGACAAACAGTATGAAAGAGTTTGACAAGGTGCGTAGTGGGATGGGTGATACGAGCATTGGCGGTGGCGAAACGTCGCCGTATGCCTACACACCTGACAGTGGTAGTAGTGGTAATATGTACATCGAATCGACTGGTGATGCGAACGAAGACGCGTCGAACATTGACCATGCCTCGTGGAAGTCGGGGCGCACAACCTACAGCTAATGGGAACAATAACACTTGTAACTGAGGAAGGAACGCAAGAAGTACAGTCATTTTCACGAAACTGTATATTTAACACAGAGTTAACTGGTGCTATTACACCAGCAGTAACGCAGTCTGTTGATTTTGACGACAAGGGGAAAATGACACAGATTACCACACAGTGTGGTGAAACGGAAAACAGGCGTGGGGGTGAAAATAAGCCAAACCTTACTGTTGAAGGTATTATTACTGAAGACCAAATAGAGGAGTTTAAAAAGTTAAAGTTTGCTGATAACGTAGAGCTAATTTCTGACGTATTCAATGGCAACATAACTATTTCACGTCTGTCTATTTCACAAAATACAGACTTGGTATATTATCAAGAAAACGATAGTGCTGAAAAACAACTCGCGTTTGAGTTTCAAATACAGACACGCCAGCCCGAATAATGCCTGCTATTGATACTAACTTTGATGGCTTTACACACGAAACGCTCCCAGACGTAGATGTAGATTTTTCGTGTAAGAGTCAAATTGAATCAACGACACAGCCCGAGTGCGTTGTGGATATTTATCACGACGAGCAGTGGGTGCGGTTGCCTGTTACCACAGCCGAGACTGAGCTAAACAAAGACGGCCCTGCGTCAGTAACACGCACGTCTGAAATAAACGTGCCTGCGACGTGGGGGCGAGCGCCTGACAACAGTAAAGCTCAAATATACGAGTACGTCGGTACAGAGCGGGGACAAGGGTCTAACACGTATGACGAAGCGCGCGTGTATTATTGGAACGAATATATTAACGAGTACCAAGTAGAGCAGTACGGCTACGTCTGTTGGGCCGACAAACAACGGTGGTGAAGTGCGGTTCTTCGTATACGACCCATCTGATTTACTTCAAAACATTCCTGTTACTAAGTCGTACGATGCGCCTACTGCCCAAACTGTGTTAAACTTTGCCGTGCGAGAGATACGTGATGCTGATTTCTTTAGCTATAATGGCTACAGTACAACAGTTGAAGGTGATGAAATTGTCGATATAGACGGTTCATTAGAAACATTAACAGACAACACTCGTGGGTGGGTAACAGAAAATGTACCTATTATTGAATTAGACCAAACAGAAAATGTCCCAACAGTTGGGCTTAATACTGGTGGGAAAAAGCACTTTACTCGAAATCGCCACACAGTTGTCCATGTTCTTGAGTGGCTAACTGACGAAATTGGTGGCGCGTGGTACTTTGTACCAGAAGACGATGGTGTTCGTCTTGTCGTTAATAACGGCACAGAAAACACAGACGGTGTTGCCAGTTCGAGTTATTATGATGGCAACTTCGAGCCACCCGAATATGACTATCTCGAAGGCTTTAACCACGCATCTATAGACGTATTACAAAACTCGTCGTTAGAAGACCTCAAGCCGATTAATTATCTTGAACTGCTTGGTGAAAGCGCCGATTCGTTCTTAGGCGTTAATACAGAAAACTTTATTGAGGGATTCTTTGGCGCACCGACTGGTCATACAGACAAATACCCGTACGTACAGATTGAGTATCCGCCACTGCTCGAACGTACAGGCGACCTTCGTGTCGGGCCACGGCGTGTCGAAAGTGGCAAGGGAACGCTTGGTGAGGCTCGCCAAGAAGCGATTAACAAATTCAAAGAAGCGCACGAAGATAGCACAAGTGGCAGTATTGTGCTTCGCGGCACACCACCAATTCGTCCGTACGATTACATGAGTGCTGTGCCCGTCTGTAACGACACGTACGATGCTGATATGGACCCAATTCAATACGAAGTGAATACTGTAGTCCACCATTCCGACCCCGCTGAACACTATACGACAGAGCTTGGTGTTAGTATGTTAGTTATTGAATCGGAGATTGATGTAGTGACAGACGAGTATCGAGAATTTGTTGACGAAGATGCTGAAGTAGAAATAACAGAAGATGAATAACAATAATCCGAACGCTATTTCACAAGACCAAGTACGGAATAAAACGTGGGAAAATGCGGTTGTGCGGGCTGAAGTGCTTGACGTGTTTCCACAAGCACATTCTGTTCGTGTCAATCCGCGTGGAGAAAATGCGCCGTTTGTCTGTCCTGTACTTGCGCTAAACTACGAAAGTAAGACGCTTCCTGACGTTGGTGAGCGTGTTATTATAACGTATATTACAGATAACGTTCCTGTCTGTATTGGGAGCGTCTATCTTGCTGATGGAGAACGCCCACCGACAGAAAGCGGGCTTGTTCTTGGTAACAACGGTTCTGCTGTTGTCATTAACGATGATGGCTCTATTAGCATTTCAACAGGAGAGTTTCAACCTGTTGATATTGACTCACAAAGCGGGACGGCGTTTATGAATACAGACCAGACTGTTTCTGTGTCTGACACATACACGACTGTTCAATTTAATGACACACTTTTTGACGACCCTGAAAATTTGTTTGACGAACCCCAAAACGCGTTTGTTGTTCGTAGTAGCGGTCTTCATCGATTTGAATCGACTGTCGAGATAGAAGAAGCGGGTAACGGTGTGTTATACACCATTGCGCTGTTTAAAAATGGTGTTGAAGAACGGCGACGGTATCAGCGTTCAACACAAAACGTGCCTATGTCTCTCACCATCGGCACACAGCGACAGTTTGACGCTGGTGATATAATTGACGTGCGTATTAAAAAGTCTGGTGAGCAGTCCCGAATAATAAACAGCAATAGTGCGGGAACCGAGTTTAGTATCCAGCGTAAGGGAATATGAATTTAACAGACCTTTCACTCAACGAGTATAAAGACATTCACCTCAACGACGCCAACGACCTTGCCGTCGTGACGGGGCAAGACCAGTTAGAACAGTCTACAGCAATCGACGTGCTTGACGTACTTACCGACTTTGTTGGGTCAAACGTGTCGGGTGAGCAAATTGGACAGCTTGAGACAGCTATCCAAAGCGCACTTGAAGATGACCCACAAGTTACATCTGTTCAAAACGTATCTGTAAGTACGTTTAACACGGATACTGGTGAAGTAGCCGTTGATGTGTCTGTATTAGGCGACAACGACTTCACGCTATCACTTAGTTAACCATGCCAATTGAGAACGGAGATTACGTTGGCCGAACAGAAGCTGAGATTTCAACTGCGTTAGAAAGTGAGTTAGAAAACGAGTTTGGGGCAAATATTGACCTGACAGAATCGTCGGTGTTCTCCACCATTGTTGAGGTTTTTTCAACAGTGCTGGCAGAAAACCAAGAGCAGTCGCTGTCTGAAGTGTATGACGCTGCGTTTATCGAAACTGCTGATGGTGAAGACCTTGACCGCGTAGTCGCACTGCTCGGGCTTCAGCGTCGTGATGCGGTCCACGCTACTGGTGTCGAGCGGTTCGAGGCCAGCGGAAAGGTTAGCCGAGATATTGTCATCCAAAATGGCACAGAAGTACAGACCAGTGGTGGCGACCCGACGCGGTTTGAGACAACCGAGTCTATTATTCTTGAGCTAATCAACGACTTTGAAGATAGTAACCTTTCTGAGTTTAGTGGCGATACAGACTCAGCCTCTATCGTATCAACAAATGTATATAATGGCTCAAATGCGCTCAGATTGGACGCTACGGCGTCGGCACACATATATGATGAAAGTATCTCGATTGACCAAGGAACCGCTCTCCACGCCCATGTGCGCCCCACAGCGGGTACTGTGCCAATATTTACCTTCGCCGTTCAAGACAACGGGCTTGACTACTATCAAGTCGCCTTTGACGAGACTGCCAACGAAGTACGGCTCGAAAAAGTAGTTGGTGATAGCGTCGATACAGTCCTCGATACCACAATGATAGCGTCGATACAGTCCTCGATACCACAAGCGTCACGCTTAACGCAGGCTCGTACTACGAAGCAGCAATTGATTGGAATATTACTGATAATATTGGTATTACTATTAAAGACGCTGCGGGGGACGAATTATCGACGCTTGGTGCTGTAGACGATAGTTACACGTTTGGTGCGACAGGGTTTAAAAGCGGCGATGCGAACGGCACAAAGAACTTTGACTTTGCGACCACCTCTGCCCGCTCTGCTGACATTCGTGCTATAGAAGGCGGCGTGGGTGGTAATGTTGGTGCTGAGTCAATTACTGTTGTGCCATCGCCGCCCGCTGGTGTAAGCACAGTTACAAATCTGTACCCAACTGGCGACCCGACGTACTTTGATACCAGCGGTGAGCGGTTCCGAATTGGACAAGACGAAGAAACTGACGAGTCTTTGCGCAATCGTGCCATTAACACAACGACTGGTGGTGGGTCTGCGACACACGACGCGATTGTTGGAAATATTATTAACAATATTGATGACGCGACAAGTGTGACGCTGTTTGAAAACAAGACAGACGTAGATAATACTGGTAGTGGTGGACTTCCACCGCACTCATTTGAAGCAGTTGTTTTTGGTGGGTCGGATGTTGAAGTTGCTGAACGTATTTTCGAGACAAAGGCGATTACGTCACGCGATTACGGAGGTGTTAATGGTACTGAAGTAACTGAAACAGTTGTCGCTGATACAAACAACCAAGAACGAGAAATTACATTCTCTCGCCCCAACGCGGTGAATATTGACATGTCGCTTGACGTTGTGGTAAATGAGAATTATGTTGGTGATGACGAACTTCGTGACCAGATTGTTCAGTACATTGGTGGAACGCTCAGTGATAATTCGACTGTTGTTGGGCTTGGTGTATCTGAAAACGTCCGCATAGACCGTATTAGAGATATTGTTATTAGCGCAGATGATAACGGCGTTGTTGCGTTTGATAATAATGTTGATGGTGATACTGTCGAGACAACACCAGCGACAACGGTAGTAAATGGTATTAACGTTGTTGATATTGGGGCTATTGAGGTCGCACAGACCGATGCGACAGATGCGTCTATTACAATTAATACACGAGAACTATGAGTCACGACGCTGTTATTAACGACGACCGCAACTTTGCTACTGCGTCAGATGTGTGGGATAGTGGCATCGATTTTAGTCAGTACACAAATACATATAAGCTACTTGCTGCGCTGCTATCACAAGCTGACACCATTGACGACTCACTAAACGAAATTTATCATAGTCACAAAATTGAGACAGCAAGTGGTGAGGAGTTAGACCAGTTTGGTTCGTTAGTTGATTTACCTCGACAATCTAACGAGCCTGATGAAAAATACCGTTCACGAATTAAAGCAGAGTTTGCGCAGGCAATAACACAGACTAACTTTAATTCGTTTGCTGAGTTTACATCTACAGTTTTAGGAACAGATATACAAAATATTGATATTGAAACAAATTATGAAATAAATAGCGCCGCTGTTGATGTGTACGCCGACCAGCAAATATATGATGAAAAGTCACTGACAGAGCAAGACATTTCTGATATATTAGGTGGTGGTGTACCTGCTGGCCATGAAGTACGTGCGTTTAAAAAAGGAACATTTATCACAATTGACGACAATGGAACAAATAACCCAAACAACGGGCTAACCAGTGATAGTATCGAAACGGGTGGTACGTTAGCTGCTGACCTTGTAGAGTAATGTACCAGTACGCTGTAGTAGAACATGGCTTGGGAAATTGTAGATAGGTTTCCAATATGGGGAGAAACTGGTGAATTTCCCATAGATGGATTCTTTTATGAAGGAGGCGACCAAGTAAATGAAAAGCATCTTGACGCATTATGGAACGGGCTAAAAGAGTTAGAAAACGACACCCGTTCTGCGCTTGAAGAAATTGATAGTGACGCAGATGGTGTCGTTGATGAAGCTGATTATGCCAACGACGCCGATGCGTCTACATACAAGGGGGAAGACATTGACAGCGATGGTGATGGTACTGTAAACGACGCTGACCAATACAGCGGCCTTTCACCAACAGATGGAACAGATGGCTATATTCTACAAACTGATGGTGAAAATCCACTATGGGTAGAAAAACCCAAGCTAATAACGTTAGAAGACGGTACAGAAGTTGTTACGAAAACAGATAACATAAACTTTATTAATGGTATGAGTGTAACAGAAACACAGAGCGGTACGGCATCGGTTGACGCAAATGAGGCAGTTATTGCGCACAATTTTGTAATGGGTGGTCTATAATATGGTAGACGCAATTGTTGATAACGAACCGATTAGGGAACTGTCATCTCAAAAAACATCGTATACCAACAACAGTTTTGATGTAAGGGGGCAAGATGGTAACCCCACTTCTATTACGTGGAATGATACAGGGACAAAACTGTTTATGCTCGGGAAAGGTTTTGACACTGTTTACGAATATACTGCGTCTACAGCATATGATGTAACAACTCTCTCGTATACCAACAACAGTTTTGATGTAAGTGTGGAAGATAGCATTCCCGATTCTATTACGTGGAACGATACAGGGACAAAACTGTTTATGGTCGGGGCTTCTTACACTGTTTACGAATATACTGCGTCTACAGCATATGATGTAACAACTCTCTCGTATACCAACAACAGTTTTGATGTAAG